ATGGCGAATGAAATCGAAGACGACGAAGATGTTAATGGGCTCGAGGCTGAGCTACTCGACACTTCACTGTCGACGAGGTTTGCCGATCCGCAACATTCGGTCGACGCCCGCATTCCCGAAGATCTACGATCGAAATATGAGTTCTTTAGCTACAAGAATGCTGTGGTTGTGCTGTCAGAGACACGATCGGCTGAGTGGCGCGAGCTTCTTGAGGCGTTGCGCCAGTTCACACTCACGACACGCATAATTAGAACTGCCGGCGGCAACGAGTCGGATATCCCCAAGCGGATTAACGCTCTTTTGCGCCCGGTTGGATGGCACGAGACGGTCGTGCGCGGTGATCTCTTGGTGAAGTTGCTATGGAAAGAACAGATAGGCGTCCGGAAGGGCAAGCCGGTTTTCGAAAAGCGCCAGTCCGAGCAGACCCGGGAGGGCTATCTAGACGGTCACAAGATCGACTACGTGAAGAATAAGGTCGCCTTCGACCTCGAATGGAACAGCAAAGATCAGACATTTGACCGCGATCTCTATGCGTTCAACGCCTTCTATCAGGCCGGCGCGATCGACGCAGGCGTGCTGTTAACTCGAAGCGCCGATCTCAATCCCGTTTTCCCGAAGTTAGGTCCCATCCTTAAAAAAGATGGAAGTGTCCGCTTGATCGACGGTGAGACGCGCCCGACTGCGTCGAAGTATGGCGCAAGCACGACGTGGATGGGCAAGCTTCTTTATCGCCTGAATGCGGGCCGGAACGGCGGCTGCCCCGTTCTTGCCATCGGAATAAAGGCCGCGTGTATCGAGGATTGGCCACCGGCCGCCGACGTTTAAGCTATTCAGCCGCGACGGCGCGCGAGTGGTTGCTATAGGTGTCCCACGTCGGGCTGTAGTCGTCGTCAGCTTGATTGCCCCATACGGTCCATTTCGGCCGGGTGCCACGCGCGAAGAGTTCGAGGTAGGGGCCGGGCGAGCATGACTCAATGAGCTTGTATTGCTCATCGGGCTTGCGGGAGTGCTCCCGCTTACGCGTGGCCAGGAGATTGACCTGGGTGCGCCCTGGGTCGAGCGTGCGGACGTTCTTCCCGCGCACGCCGAAGAGGATGATCTCGGTGACGTTGCGGAAATAGAATCCGACGCCACGGCCGTCCGAGCCGCCGTCCTTGCGGATCTTGTGCCAGATCAAGTTCGACTTGTAGGAGAAGCCCCAGCTAGCCATGACGGCCAAGCCGTCGGGTAGTAGGGCATTCGGCACCCATAGATAAAGGTGGGCTGTGGTGTCGGCTACATCGGTGACCGGTAATGCCTTAATGGCTTCGAGCCCCATCGTGCCATACCGGCTTAGGCGACGGTGTTCCGGTGCGACCTTGCCGGTGCGGTTGATGAACTGCCACGGCGGATCGGCTAAGATGGTCTTAAACCGCTTGCCGTTGGCCGTCTTGAGGAGATCTGTAGCTGCTTCTGACACGATGATTCCCGTCTGTTCGAACCAGCCTTATCACGGAGCGTGAACGATTAAAGAACGCGTTTCAACCCCATGTCGAAATGAATGAAGGGCGGGGTGTAAACCCGCCCTTCATTCTAGTCGAGCAGCGCCGCCATGCGATCAAGTTCTTCCTTGAAGGCAACATTGGCAAGTCGGTCCATGTTGTCGGCGTTCGGCTTTCCGCCGAACTTGACGCGGGCTGCATAGTTCTCCCGCCTCAGCCGGTCATAGGTCGCCAGTGCCGCGAAATCTCCGGCCGCGCTGCAGCGCGCGGCGAGCGAGGCGCGGATGTAGTCTGGCTCGCAGTTGGGCAAGATCGTAGGGTCGTCTCTTGTTGATTTAGGCATTTGAGTCTCCATTATGAGCCAATTCGTCGGTCCAACAAGAAGCGCGATGATAGGTGTGGAGAGCTAGGCCGCGCTTGTCCTTAGGCAAACCCAGAGCAATCAACGATGCTCGCAGATCCTTGGCCAGCTTCTTTGTTGAGCCGTGATGAAGGTCAAACCCATACCTCAGGGCATTAAGAAGTTGCTTCGAAGGCCGATATTCGATCTTCAGAACCGTCTCATCGATGGCTTCGGCGATGGCCATCGATTTAACATATCCGTCCCGAAATTCGCCGAGGTTGCGCTTCAGACCCTCAAGCTTGTCGATGGTGTCATTGGCACGATCGATGATGTCGGCGGCGCTCGCCTCTTTATCATGAAGCCATACCTCGACCTCCAGGTCGACATCGCTGAGGTCGTATTTCCCGCATTCGATTGCAGAAGCGAGGTAGCCACCATCTGGGGTCGCCAGATAGTTGGCGAATGCCTGGCGCTCTTCGTCGAGCGACATTGAGAGGGCATGCGGAACTGTGTTAGAATTTTCCATTCGATTACTCCTGTTTGTGACGGGTGATTTTTCGAAGGCATGACCGGGGTGCGAACTCGGTCATGCCGTTTCGTTTTTGTGACGATCTCTCATTCATCCTCCTTCAGTTCGAATTGCGCGATTTCCCATCGTCTGACCTTGTCCAGCCGATCGCGAAGCTTGGTGATGCGCACCAATTCCGCGACAGCCTTCTTTCGATCTTTCGGATCGTTCGATACCGCGTTGCCGAGCCGTTCAATCGCTAGATCAAGCTTCTCCTTCTTGTAGCTGTTCAACAGGTTCGCCATTGACCCAGCCGCCCCCAGCAACATGTGGACGGTGAACTCGGCACGACCAACCGAGGCGGTATATTGATCGTAGAAGCCCTGTTCCGTTCCCCACTCGTCGTATGGGGCGGCAAGAGCCGTCGCGCCGGAATCGTTTTCATAACGATCAAGCTTCAGGCCAAGGATCCCCATGTGCCATTCGATTTCGCTCCAATCTCCGGCCGCCTGATAGAACGGTTCGGTCAGATACGGCCGTGTTAGGTCTGGAGACTTCTCCTGCTTTTGCTTCTTCCTCTCTTGATAGCGGCGTTGGCGTTCGGCGTTGGTCAGGGCCATGTCGTTCTCGTTTTCGTTTTTGTCAGTGTTAGCGTTAGATACAGAAACTGACGGAAGACGTCAAGGCCTATGTGATAATCATTTTTGGTTTGTTGGAGATCGGCGTTCGCCGCCCTGGCCTCACGCGGGCAGGCCAAATCCGCGCCTCCATCAGCACGTCCACCATCTGGTAGCGCTCCCGCTTGCCGGAGAATGGGCATGGTTCGATTGCGGCGAGGGCGGCGACGAGTTCATCGTAGGCTTTGTCGGAAAAGTAGGTGTCCATGACAGTCTCCATAAAGTTTGCGAGAGCGTCATGAGTCTTTGATACATCAATGTCAAGTGTATAATTTGATGATCATTCAGTAGTGAGTGATCATTACTTGAGGTTCGTCATCAAAATGATAGCTTCTAGTCGCTGCGACTCATAGAGAATGCTTGCTGATTTGCGGATGGCATTCGTCGCGAAAAACCAATCTCCATTAATCGGCGATATGCCGGCAAACCGGCCGGTAAGCGGCCGGACGAAGATCGAATGCTTCGCGGTGTAGCCGGACCAGACGACAGAGGGCGTCTCGCGCGTATGTGCCTGATGCTGGCGAACCTTCACCCACTCGCCGCCGGCAAGCCTGAGAGCCTTCCGCGCGGCCGGCGCGTCTACAATGTCGATGCCGAACTCGCCGTGGACATGAAGGCGACGGTTCTCGACTTCGAACGCGAACCAGAAATCGACCTTCCTGCCGAGCGCCTTGGTCAAGTTCCTGGCGATGCGCTTTGAAAGCCAGCCGGCAGATGATGCAGCCGTCTTGGTCTGCGCTTCGACTTCCGGCGAGAGATTCAAGCTAAAGGCCGTAGACGGGCCGACAGCGCGCAAGGCGTGGTGAAACCACTCCAAGGTGCCAATGTCGCTGAGGTCGCGCCAGCGGGCCGGCAGGACGTGTTTGCGAGGGCTCGGCAGTGCGATGTTGAACGGGCGCCAGAACTTTGCGGAACGCTCTTCTTCGGCATCGGTCAGCGTTTCGATTGGAAAGGACGGCGCGGACGATTTTGAAGCGATTGAAGGGGAAGCTAGCGGTGAAGGTGATGAAGCTGATGAAGGAAGCTTGATGTGAAGGACGGAAGCTGAAGGGTGAGAAGGGGTTGCCAGTGTAACTGAAGTGCCGCCCATAGCCTCCAGTTCCTCAAGGGCCGCAACGCCTTGGAAAAGCGGGCGGAACTGCGCATCGCGAAACGCCGATTTCACCCGATTTCGATTTACCTTTTTGGCGATCGTGGTTATCTGCGGGCCGGTTACGGCGAGCGCCGTCGGGGCCTGGCCGGGGGTGATCGGCGTCGGGTTTGCGGTCGGTGAAGCGGCTGGTGGAAGGTTTTTCAGAACGATCTCCGAAGGACCGGCGCGCGGCCGGTCCTCTCTGGTTTTAAGCGGCTGACGCGCGGAGAAGATGCGCGGCGTCTTGGGCGACCGAACGGGCGACGGCTCGATATGCACTCGTGTTCACGTCGATGATCTTGACGCTGGTGCCACGACGCTCAAGCCGAAGCATGGTGTCGACATCGAAGATGCCCTTCATGGTGCCGGTCGGCACGGCGAGCCGTTCAAGAGTATCGGCCATATTGAAAGCGGCGCTGGGCGTGAGCTTTCGTTCAATGCCAGCGTCTTCGATCACGAGACGGACATGGTCACCGACGCGTTCGATGGTCCAGCCCGGCAGTTCGTCCGGGAGGCGTTCTTCGTGGATAGCCTTGTTGATGAAGTCGCCGATGGTGTCGGCAATCGAACATTGATCGATCTCGGCAAGGCGCTGGAGCTGGCGGTATCGTTCGGCCGGGACGCCGATATTGATGGTGGACATAGACGGATTCCTTCATGTGATCGCTTACTATCACAAGAGTATAGCAGGTTTCCGGCTTGAGGTCCGATCTAATTGCTACCGCGCCCGATTATTCGCCAGATTTCCGGGCCTTTGGGCGCGTCTAAACTCATCAGAAACAACGCCTCGCATGGTAGCCTCAAGCTGCTTAGCCATCGCTTTCGCCAGATCGTCATTCTGGGCAGGCGTGCCGGCCGAACCGTTGACTGTAATCGGGGCCGAGATGGCGATCGCGGGCGCCGCCGATCCTGCCGAGCCGAACGTCGGCGTGCCGCCTGCGAACCCGCCCGACGCAAAGCCGGCGACATTGTCGTTGTTGACCGCTTCGAGAAGGCGACGGTGCTTTGCGGCCGATGATGCGCGCACGACGAACTCGCCGTCGGACAGCCTCGCCGGGATGCTGTCACTGGTAGACGTGCCGGGGCCGCGAACACTGCCACCTTCCGCAAAGCCAAAGATGCTGCCGAAGATGCCGCCGCCGCCGGCTGCACTGAATAGCCAGTTCAAGATCATGTCCTGCATCTTGTCGATCAAGCGATTGAGGGCGTTCGCCAGGGCGTCAGATACCGATCGACCTTCGCGAAGATCAGAGATGAAGCCGCCGAAAAGCTCTTTGCCGGCCGCCGCGAAGTCTTCCGCGCTCTGTCGAACCTTGTCTTGCGACTGCTCAAGCTTCTGCGCTTCGACGTTGGCGTTGGCGTAGCCGGTGGCAAGGGCGTCAATCGAAGATTTCAGTTCCGGCGTGATGGCGAGGCCGGCATTCTGTGCGGCCGTAAGTAGCTCTTGCGTCGAGCGTGCCTTGGTCATGGCGAAGTCGAAGTCGTCGACAAGCGGGTTTATGCCGGCCTGTGCCGTCGTCTCAGCTTGAAGGGCTGCGGTGCGTTCCTTGATCTGTTGCACTTCGCGGGCATAGTCGTCGGCGCCGGCACTCTTGGCCTTGCTGCCGCCTGTGCCGCCGGTTTTCTTCGGAAGCGGATAGCTCGACAAGGATATTGGCTCGACGGTGCGCGCCGGTTGCGTCGCGGTGATCTCAGTCGGCTTCTTGACGGCCAAACCTTCGAACGCGCCGTCGATCCGGTCCTGGATACGCCTGGGGCCGATGTAGGGCTTGGCGCCGAACGATGCGCCGACGCGATCGGTGCCGAGCGCCGCGCCGATATCAGCGGACGCCTGGACGGCCGCTTCGGTGGCAGCGTTAAGCCAGCCGATGAAGTCGGCGACCGGACCATTACCAAGCCCGGTGAACAAGCTTCCAAGTTCGGATATGGCGCTGGCCAGCGGGCCGCTAAGAAAGTTCGCCAGCGTCTGGCTTGCGTCGGTCGAGTCGTCGATCCGCATGGCGGTGTCGACAAGCACGTTCTGGAGCCGGACGAATGCGCCGGACACCGTCTGCTCAGCGCCGGCAAGACGATCGTCGAGAACGCTGGCGCCGGCCTGGATTCCGTCGAAGAATGCCTTGGACGTGACTTGTCCGTCCTTCACGAGACGCGTGAGCGCTGACACGCTGCCACCGGCTTCCTTGATGCCATTGGCGGCCGCCTGGAGGACTAGGGGCAGGCCATCGATAAGGCTGTTGTATTCTTCGGCCTGGACCACGCCACCGCCAAGGGCCTGCCCTAGCTGTAGCAGGGCGCCGGACGCGGACCGTGCGTCGCCACCGCTGGCGCGCAAGGCCGTGCCGACTGTGTTGACGAGCCCGACGATCTGGCCACTCGACACGCCAAGGTCTTGCTGGGCAAGCGAGACGCGGCTGTAAAGCTGGACAAGGCTTTCGAGCGGCGCGCCATTGAGCTGGGCCGACTTGAAAAGCTGCTGGTATACGGTGTCGAGGTCCTTGCCGGCGAGGCCAGTCGACTTGAGGGCATTCTGGATACGCGTCGAGGTGTCGAGGATGCGCCGCATACCATCGACGCCAAGGCCGGCGACCATCGACAGGCCGATGCCCTTGACGGACGTGTTGATGCGATTGGCGGCGCCGGCCATGGTCCTTTCAAGCCGGGTGCTGGACGCCTTTGCGCGCCTTTCGATCTGGTCGAAGTTGCGCGACGCCGTCTGACTGGCGCGGGCGAAGTTCTTCTCAAATTGGGTTATTCTGGCCTCTAGGGCTACGACAAGACGTTCTTCGTTAATGGGCATGGTGTTTCCTTAAGCCGCCAGAAGATCGGCGATGTCGTCGGTGTCATAGATTGAGCGGGTCGTGTCGGCGTTACAGGCACGGCTGACAGCCATCGCAGCCGCGATGGCGCCGTCGATCCGGTCGGTGCGGGTGGCCTTGTGCATGCGCGTCAGGCCAGTGTCGTTCGTCGAGGCCACGACACTGTCGAAGTGATGGCGAAGGACCGGGTGGCCACTGTGGCGCAGCTTGCGGCCGTTGACGGTGCGCTCAAGGTCGCCGATCGCCGGTCCCATCGTGAGCGGACCCTGACGCATCTCGACGACGGGCAAGCCGTGATCGTGAAGGCGCTGCATCATGGTCCGGGCCAGATGCGGATCGAAGGCGATTTCCATGACGTTATTCGATGCACAAAGCTCACGGATGCAGTGCTCCACCGCTTCCGGTTCGATGATCGGGCCGTCGATAGCGGTGATATGACCGTCCGCTTTCCACTGGACGTAGGGCAGGCCGTCACGCTGACCGCGTTGGTCGAGGTCATCGCCGGGAACGAAGAAATACGGATGGATCGTGATGCGCCCGTCGTCATGGCGCCACGCTGCCACGATAGCCGTAAGGTCACCGTTCACCGATAGGTCGACGCCGACGTAGCAAGGTAGGTCGGCGAGGTCGGCGAGGTCGAGCTTGATCTGGCCTTCGTCATAGACGGTCATGTCGAAGAGTGGCGTGCGGGAATGCGCTTGCCAGATGTTGAGATTGAGTTGCGTGAAGGCGTGCCGTTCGGCCGGCCGGTGTTCGGCTTCCTTGGCGAGGTTGCGCAAGCCGTTGATGTTCGGGAAGCCATCGGCGAGGCCGGGGTTGACGCGGTGCCAGACGGCTTCGTCCTGCCAGTCGTCATCCGGTTCGGCTTCGAAGATGATCGGCAAGAATGCCGGGTTGACGATCTCGCCGCGCGCGACCTTCCGCGCATAGTCATATTGTTCGAAGCCGATGTTTTCGGAACCACGGCCGGCCGTCGTGGCGATGATCATGAGCGTGCCGCTGGTCTTCACCAAGCCGGACTTGAGCGCTTCCCAGAGTTCGCGGCCTTTCCAGACGTGTATCTCGTCAACAAGGATAAAGGCCGGCGTCTTGCCGTGCTGCGATGCGCCGTCGCTCGATATCGCCTGTAGCGACACGTCATCCTTGCGGTAGACGATCTTTTTCACGCTATTGTGCGCGTCGTAAATCTTAGTCGCGGCGATGAGCCGCTTATCCATGCGAACGATGTTCGCGGCTTCCTTGAAGCCAAGGCCGGCTTGCTCCCGATCGGACGCGGCGAAGATGACTTGGCCGGCGCGGACCTTCTCAGGGCCGATCGTATGCAAGAGCGCCAGCGCCGCGGCGAGGCTGGTCTTCCTGTTACCGCGGGGAATCATCCAAAAGACAGTCTCGACGATGCGACGGCCGTCCGCGTGGCGCGGGCCATAGATGCGCCGGACGATACGCTCTTGCCAGTCGTGAAGTTGGAAAGCGTGACCAGGTGCGGTGCTGTTCGGGTGCTTGAGGCAACGAAGGAACCTGACTGCACGCTCGCCGTGGCCGAGCGGGTCGTCGATCGTGCTGCCGTCGAAGATCCAATCCGGGTAGGTGCTGGCCATCAGTGGACCGCTAGCGGGTTGTCGGCTTCGTCATCATTGTCGGCGCCACTGCCGACACGGGCGCGTGAGACGGGCGACAGGCCATATTCGGCAGCAAGCTGGCGAGCCGTCTGCATAGCCTTGTCCTGGGCACGGAAGAGCGCCGGATCGAGCGCGCCACCGGTGCGGATCACGGCTTCGATCTCACGGACGCGACCACGCGCAATGCAGAAATCTTCGACGCCACCAAGATCGGCCGTCGTGATGATGCGATCGGCCACAAGCCGGGGCATGATGCGCCGCCATTCCGCGCGGGCATGACCGCTCAAGAATTTCGGGGCCGACGGTGATTTGGTGAGGGCGTTGCTGTCTGGCGCAAGCGCTGGCTTGACGCCGCGAAGGTGGGTCACGTCGATCGGCCGCAACGAAGCTCAAGGCCACGGCGCCGGCCGATCTCAGAGATAGCCTTGAGGTCGTGCGCGGTGCCGGCATACATGACGCGGTCGGCCGTGGTCAGGTTGGCGAGGTAGCGCACGCGAAAAATTATGGCGTCGGTCTGGGCCTCGCCGAATCCAGTCAGGAATTCGTCGGCGGATTGCTCCACGATCTCGGCACGGATGGTCGCAAGGTCGGACCATGTCAAAGTGATTGCGCCGGTCGAGGACTTCGTTTCGACGCTGCGCTGTAGGACGATGGTGCGGTCGAGCTTGCCGGCGCGCATCAGATCACCCACCGGATGACAGCCTGGACCTTGACGACGCCATGGGCGAAGTGAGGATTAGGGTCGCGAAGCCAGAGAACGTTGCGGGCTTCGAACTCATCGATGGCGCAATCAGCCGGCACGATCGGGGCCAGGAGGGCGTTGTGGACGGCGAAGCCGATCGCCTTGGCAACATCGCCCCCGGCATCCATTGCCCATATGTGAAGGTCGATCCATACACGGGCCAGGTATTGGCCACCGGCCGCGTAGCCAAGAAATTCGGTCTGAGCGCCGGCCATGATGATCGACGGCAGGTTTTCCTTGCGCATGTTCCCGGTTCGTATCTGGTTGGTTGCTACCAGGGCGGTGACCGCTGCCGTTGACGTAAGGCGGGCGTTGATGGCTGTCTGTAGGGCCAGCGATGGTTCGATCATCGCCGGCTCCATCCGTCGCGGACGGCCTTGCCGATGCTACGGCGAATGCGATTGTCGAGCCGCTTCCTGAGAAGCCGAAACGCTGGCCAGAAGAACGGCTGCGCGGGCGCCGTCGAGGTGCCGTATTCCTGGAGGTGCGGATAGCGGACGGCATCATTGCCGACGGTGACGAGAACGGAAAGCTCGCCGGCAAGCTGGGCGCCGCCCGGCTGCGAATATGGTGGCGTCGACTGGCCGGGTAGCGTGACGGCGATGGATTCCTTGAGGTCACCGCTGTCTTCGGGTGCAAGCTGGCGCATCATGCCGGCGAGTTCGTCGCCAGACTTGGCCAAGGCCGGGATGACGGCGGCACGAACGGCGACCGGGATAGCCGCCATGCGCCGCTCAAGGCGAAGCAGTTGCGCCGACTTGGCCATCACATTTCCCAGACGCGGCTAGATGCGATGAGTTCGCGGACGCCGAACGGGACTTCGTTGGCGCTGACGCCGATCAAGACGGCCTCGCGCTGCTCATACCAGTGCGCGGCAAGCTGTAGAACGGCTTCGTCGAGTGATGCCGGGTATGGGTCGAGGTCGGCGAACGCAACGCCGATCTGGGCTTCGATCCATGCCTCCGCAGCCGCAATCTTGTGCGTCAGCAGTGCATCGTCGTCGGTGCCGTCGAGGTTTAGCTGGGCCTTGAGAAGGGCAACGGTGACGTTCATTTCGAAAAATCCATATTCGGGGTCTCTTGTGCGACTGGTCCCCCGCCGGTCCCTAACGAGGGCGGGAAGTTCGGAGACACCCCCCGCGCCAGCTTCGGCGTTGTGAGGATAGTCTCGACTGGCCAGCCGAGCGCCAGACGCGAATGGATATGACCGTATGAAAGGCCAAGCTCGTCAGCCCATTGGCGTAGCGTCATGGTCCGACCATTGAAGTCGAGGGTTCGGATGATGCGCTTCGGCACGTCTTGGTCAGGTAGCCGGTCGCCGGGCTTGGCGTGCATCGGCTTGGTAATCGCTCGATCGACGGGCATGCCGACGCGGATGCGGTTCATGATCGTTGCGACCGTGATGCCGTAGTCGGCAGCCCATTCGGTGAACGACTGAGTGACGCCGTCGAGGGTGACAAGGTCGTCGCGGGTCATGTTACTCCCCACAACGCTTGCGTTAGCGAGCGGATAGAACCACAACTGCCGCGTGAACTAACGCGCACGGCGTCAACCGTGATCTGGAGATCCGCATGTTTTCTCACCCCGCGTCTGTCACAGGCGCTGTCGTTATGACGTTGAGTGGACTTTTCTTGCTGTTCGGCGTTGCATCCGGTGCCGAAGTGCTCGGTCGCTCGATTGTCAACGTTCACTCGATATCGATTGCGCAAAGCTCCATCTTGATAGGGTGCACGCTTTTCTTGGCAGGGATTCTGACCAAAGCCACTGAAACGATCAAAGAGTTTCTCGTTGGTCATCCAGAAATGACGAGAAATCTGAATGAACTCCGGGAATTGCGTCACTTGAATGCTCGCCCGATGCTGCCGGAGGCTGACAGGCAAAGGCGCGACGCACTCGTGGCAAGGCGAAAGGACATTTTTGGCTAGCTGCCGACGATAGGTGAACATCATAGCTGACGCTCCTGGCGCTGCTTGTTGCGGGAGTGGCATGGCGATGCCGTCATCGGCTGCCAGTTGCTGCGCTGCCAGAAGAGGATCATGTCGCCACGGTGCGGTTTGATGTGGTCGACCATGTCGGCGACGCGACCACAGCCGCATGCGCAGTGTCGGTGTTCTGGCATGGCTAGGAACGCTTTGCTTTCGCGCTGCCACTTTGAGTCGTAGCCGCGTGCGCGTGCCGATGGGCGCTTCTTGTCGAAGCGGGCCTTACGGGCGCGGTCACTGATGGCCTGACACGAGCAACGCTGTGCGGCCGGGACGATCTTGCCGCATGTGCAGAGATGGGGCGGACGGGTGGCCATCACTGGTTTGCCGATAGCTGACGAAGGCGGGCGATGCCTTCGCTGACTTCGGCCGGCGTGATGGCCTCAAGCGGGTCATAGGCGGGCTTGTCGTCGGCAGTGCCGTGGATGGCCTTGAGCTTGGCGATGAGGCCGCGCGTGGCAGTTTGGATTTCGCGGGGTGTGGCAGCCCAAGCGTCGTGAGCGGACCAGCCAAGCCACCCGGTCGCTTTCTCGAATAGGTCTTCGATGTAAGGCGCAATCCAGTCGGTAGTCGGCTGGACGCGGGCTGTGGTGCGCTTCGTTGCCGGTTCGCGATCGTTGCCCAAAAGCGCGAAGACATAATCGGTAAGCGGCTCGACAAGGTGGTCGAGCTTGAACAAGCCGTCGCGAGTGAGGTCAGAACCAATACGGTATGCGGTGGCTTCGTCGGTGGCCTGGACGATCACGTCGACCATGATGCCAAAGTTGCGGTCCATGATGCCAGCCAGGACGGCCGGCAGGCCGTGCCGGCTGTGCAAGGTGAGTGCGGCCCGCAATGACGGTCGCAAGCGCACGGCGACGTTGCCGTGCTTGATGGCGATGATGTCAGATGCGAGCCGAGTCATCAGATTACACCGCGCACTTGATCTTCACGAAGCGGTCAGCGTGGGTCACGTCGCCGCCGACACGCTTGCGCGCATGGAAACGAACCTGTCCCTTGGTTGCCAGGCTGTAGGGGTCGCGAAGGACCGACAGGCCGATCCGATCGACGATGCGATAACCCGACAGGTCGCCGAACATGATCGGGTAGGCGTTGGCTGCCACGTCGGGCATATCGATCGCTTCGACGATGGGACGGCCGAGCAACGTGATCGGCATACCGGCCGTTATCGGGTCCAGCATGAGAAATCGGCCTTGTCCGTCCGTCAGCATGCGCATGAGCGCAAGCGTGTTGCGGTTCATCAGCCAGACGCCGTTCTGCGCGAATGCAGACTGAAGCTTGTGGTAGAGCGCGATGATCGTCTGGGCCGGGTTGGTGCCGAGCGTAGCGGCGGTGCCGGATTTGACTTCGACAATGCCGGTAGCGGCTAGAAGACCCTTGGGCTTGCCGGTGCCGTCACCGCTGACGAATGCGGTTGCTTCGGTCTTGCCGAACGATTCCGAGAAATCGTCCTGAAGCTCGCCTTCGAGATTATAGGCGTTGTCTTCGAGCAACTGCGTCGAGACATCGGTGTAGGTGGCCATTTCGTAGGGCGTGAAGGTCGCCTGTTCGAACGTCATGGTGGATTCCGTGCGATCGGCGATCTCGGATACCCACGTCGCGGCCGTGCCAGTGAGCCGGCGAGGCTGTTTGATCTCCGATGTGGAGATGCTAATTACCTTTGCGTAAGAGCGGATCGGGCTGAACTCGACGAGTTTCTTGAGAATGCCGCCGATGAACTCTTCCGGTGCGAGATAGCCGCCGTTGGCGTCAACCGCGACAGTCAGGGCCTTCGTCTCTTCGGCCGGCATGCGCTCGACACCGCGACGGATGAATGATCCGAACGCCTTCGTCTCGACGCCGTTGTCATTGTCGGCGCCGGGAACGTTGCCGTTCGCAGCCGCCGGTCGGTTCATCTTGAGTTCCAGCTTGTCGAGCCGATCGGTGAGCTTGAGGACGGTCTTGACGCTGTCAGCGACGGCGGCGACTTTCAGTTCGAGTTCCGCGTATTCAGGCGCGGGTGCCTTAAGTTCGTTTTCCATAATGATTCCTTGGGTGTTGGGGATTGCCGCGACACCTGCGGACTTGATGGTCAGAATTCGCGCGTCCGGGTGACTCGGATTGGCGACGATGGATATTTCGGCGAGGTCGAGGGCAACGATCGTGCGGTTGCCGTCGAGGCGGGTCTTGGCCTCGGTGGCGCGAAAGCCGATCGATAGGCCGTTCGCGCGACCGCGCTTGATGAGGGCACGGACGTCACGGGCCAGCGGAACGCTGTCGAGAAACAGGCGACCTTTGACTTCAAGGCCGGCGTCGGTCTCGACGGCGGTGTGCCATGTGCCGACAACGCGGCCGGTGTCATGTTCGAACAAGATCGGCATCGCAGCCGACGCGTTGAATGCGCCACGCTCAATAAGGTCGCCGATACTGTCGGGCGTGCCGAACGGCCATGCGATGCCGGTGATCTCGCCGGCATCTGAGACGGCGAGCGCCGCTTTAAGTTCAAGCCTGTCCATCGGTGCCGGCCTCTTGTGTGACGGGCGCGGGCGGGCCGGACCAAACGATTTGAAGGATCTTGCTCGCGAGAGCGAATGAGCCGGCGAGCGGCTGATTGACCGCGTATGCAGCGACAAGGGCAACCGCCTCTTGCGGGTCGGCGCCGCCGCCGATGAGGGCGAGCCGGATGATCAATATGAGTTCGTCGTGGCGGAAGTGGCCGTCTGCCAGGCGCAAGCAAAGCGTGCCGATACCGGCGCCGGTCTTGCGCTCAAGCTCGACGATCAATTCGGCCGGGAGTGCGAACGCGTGATCGCCGTCGCCGAAAAATGCGGTGTGCGCGTTCATGCGGCAGCCTTTCGCGGCAGATCCGAAACCGTTTCGTATTTGGAATCGTTCGCCGCCGATCGGCCGGGTGTGATGTTCGGATTCGACAGTTCGTCGCCGCCGTCGAGCGGTTCACGATTGAGGCCGGCGCGGACTTCGTTCGCCGTGAGCACGCCCATGGCGCGATACTTGGCGTAGGTTTCTGCGCGGGTTTCCGTGTTGGCCGTCACGAGGTCGTCGATCACGAACTCGACAAAGTAGCCAGCCGCGCGTTCGTCAGCCGTCAGCAGGCAACGGGCATATGCCCATTCCCATGCGTCGAGCCATGACCGGAGCGTGAGGGTCAGGAACGACTGGAACATTTCTTCTGCGTTCGACCACGTCGCACGCGACAGTTCGAAAAGCAGATGGGGCGGCACGCGGAAGACGCGGGCGATCTCGTTTGTTTGCTCGACACGCATTTCGGCGAACTGCGCATCGGTGCTGGTCATGGTCGCTTGATTGTATGTCCAGCCGTTGTCGAGGATCAGCGGGTCGCCGTTGCTATTCGCCAGCCAGGCGCGCCAAGCCTTCTTGATGTTGGTGATGACGCTGGCGCCATTATCGGCCGAACTGCCGGCCTTGGCTTCCTTGGTCAGGACGCCAGACGGCCGCGCGCCGTTGGCGAAAAGCTGGGATGCGCAACGCTCAAGGATGGAGGCCAGGGCGATGGCCTCGCGGCCGGCCTTGATCGGGGCCACGTCGAGCGGTGCGGAAATGTGCAGGATGTCTTCGAAGCGATATGTGCGCTTGCCGGTGGCGTTCTGGACTTCATAGAACGGCTCGCCGGTGGCGGCGTCGGTCTTGATCGTGACGGTGCGCGGGTCGAGCCGGACGAACTCTTTGACGACGCCGTTGACGCGAACGGCGACGGCATATCCATGATCATAGAGAAGGGCGTCGATTGTCAGCTTGGCGCGAAGCTGCCCGGCGCTGGTCCAGGGATTGGCTTCGTCATGCACGAGACGATAGGCCGGGTGATTTTTGCTGGTCCGCTTCCCGCTGTCCGCCGTTTCAAAGACTTTGGCGGGAAGCGAACCAATTGCGCCGGAGATGAGCGCAATAGCTGAATAGACGGCCGGGACGCGGATCGCGGTCGCGGCGGTGATGGATGGTCCGGCGGTCGTGGTGACAGCGCCGAACAACTCGAATGCAAGCGGGTCAATGAGCGATATCGACTTTGTCTCGATATCTCTCGTGAGAAAGCTTTTCAGATACGCAACGGGACTTTTGAACAAAACAACACCGAATTTGATTTCGGCATTATTGTCTCACGTTCAATGATAGGAAGATAATCCTTTATTGCATTGGATAGGAATTTATTCCATTGACTTCGAAGGTCACTCATGAGTCGCGTTTGTTATGCTGCGATAGGGAGATCGAAGTCGACGCGGCCTAAGCCTTCCGCCATTGCCTTGATCATCGTCGTCGCGGCATCACCGATGTAGACGGCAGCGACAGACTGGTCTTTGTGGCCGGTGATCAAGTCCGACACGTCGCGGTTGACACCATAGCTGGCCAGCTTCGTCTTGAGCGTGTGCCGGAATGAATGGAATACCTTTCGCTCATCGGTGATGCCGATCTCGTCACGATAGGTGCGCAGGAACCATCGGTTGACCTTGTCCTCTGGCTCCCAATCGGGGAACAGACGAGCTTGTCCAAGCTGGCGTAAGCGCTCGACGTGGTCGAGGAAGCCTAGATCGACAAGGTGCTTGTGTATTGGCACGAGGCGTTTGCTCCTCGTGTTCTTCGATGCCATGGCAAGGTCGATCACGTCGACGCCCTGCTCCTTAAAGATGTCGACGATGCGAATGCGAGCAAGTTCGCTTGAGGAGCGCGCGCCGGTATAGAGTGCTAGAAGGAGCGCCCAATGCCGGGTCTGCCACTTCTCGCGCGGCGTCGAGCGATAGAACGGGCTGCCGAAGATCGCCTTTAAGTCCTCTTGCGTAAACGGGACGCGACTCGGCTCTTTGTGACCCTTGCCTTCGTCAACGCGGACGCCGGCAGCGGGGTTATCGTCGAGGTGCCCATTGTTCATCGCCCATTTGAAAATGGTCGAGATATGCGAAAGCCATTTCATATTGATCGTCTGCGGGTCGAGCGTCGGGAACGGCACTTCGCGTTTTAGATTCGCCTTGATCGCTTGAGGCAACGTCAAGCCGGGAAAGCGCAGGCTATAGCGTGAAGGGGCGTGTAGAAGCGCTTGCTTATAGGCAAGCATATCCTTGCGCTTGATCGAACGGGCGGGCAGGCCGGTGCCGAGAAACTCCTCCAGCATCCGCACGGCGACCTTGTGTTCGGCCATCGTCTTATCGGCCAGGGTGCGACTGCCGGCCGTGCGCTCGCCGTGGAAGGCGACGAGGATTTGATTGAGCGTGATACCGCTGCCGGTTTGCGCGGCCGGTGAGGGGGCAGGCTCATGGTCTGGTTCAGGCTGGTTTAGTAAGGGATGACGCGGAGCCGGGGGCATTATGTCCCCACGGTTACGCGCCTGAGCGGCGGCAACGACTTCGAGTTCGATCGCCGCGACGAATTTGAGAAGCTGGTCGCGAGGAAGGTTCGGCACCATTCCCGTGGCAACAAGTCTATCAGCGGGTGCGCCAATGAGCATCTCGGCGTGATCGTCATCGAGGCGACCAGCGATCAGGTGACGAAGGTATTCGGCCCATCCTGGCAGCATATCGATACGCTCGCCCGGTAAGCTGTCCTCGTTGATCAGGGTGGGCGTGATGCGATCAAGATCGTCATCCTCTAGACCTTGGCGATAGTAGAACTTGGCGGCCGAACTCAAAGTTGGCTTACGCGATTCGAGCTTCTCGGCTGCAGCTTCCAGCAGAGCCAGGAAGCGGGCGATGACGCCGTGAGCCGCCTTTTCGGCCATTCGCTTGTCGGCGGCGAGGGGTTCGACGAGTTCGCGCTTGCCGACGATGGCGCGTAGATCTGGCGGGACAGTCACGCGGACGGAGTATCGTCCGCGAGCGAAATGAACGTATTTCAT